GCCAGAGCCAGCGGCCACGGCATGAACCAGTGATACGGAGCGCGCTACAAGCTGATGGGGCAGGGGGCCAGCGGCGCGAAACACGCGAGCCGAGGGAAAGGCTTGGCGAACGGCTTTATCTGCGCCACGGGCGCAGCCAACGAACACGGACGAGGGCTGGAGCGCACGCAGGACAGCGCCAACGACGGGACGAGGCTGGAAACGGCGAGAACCAGTAACACCGATGAGCATTATGACACCACCTTGCGAGCCTGGACGGGCACAGACACAAGCCAGCCGCCTTTGTAACGACGGATGGAAACCGAGCGCCCTAGGCGGGCGGAGGCGGAGCGGGCAAAAGCGGCGGCATGGGCGTGGTTGGTGAAAAGGGCCCGGACTACGTGCCCGGTGAATGAGCGAGACGAGCGGCCCACGTGCCAGCGCTGGGCGCGGTGGCCGACGGCAGAGCCTGAGACTTGACGAAAATTTTGTGGGTGTAGCATGGTAAACTCCTTAAAATGATGGTGGTGGCGGCAAAAGCCGACTTTGTTTTTAAAAAGTGAATTAGCCGCGCTTTTTCGCAGGCTGGCAATGGTTTTGCCTTGGCAAAAGTTTCTATGGCACAACAAGCAATTTTTTAAGCTAACGTGCTTAAAAAATTGCGGCCCACAAGTGCAGACTCGGTTGTTCTGCAAATGAAATTGCCAGACAAGAAAAGTGCGGCATCCCTCCGGGAACTTGCACAAAAAAAAGGGGAGGGGAGGAGCGGAGTTTTTGACGGATGCAGGCAAGCAAAAGCCGGGCGGAGGCTTTTTTTTATCTAGCCAAGGCTTTTGCTTGCCTGCGTTTTTTTTGGCGGGCGGTTAGGCGCGGTCTGTAAGGCGATTCGGGTTAAGGGAGTTGGGGCTGGGGATGTTACCGCCCCGCCCGCCAAAAAAAACTAAACTGAACCGAGGTCGAGATGGGCAAAGCCTGCCGGAAGGGCGAAGCTACTCCCCTGCGGCTTGCGTCTGGCTGTTTTTGCCAGCGTATGCCGCCCACCCTCGGCCATTGATAGGCTTCGCTCCGGCGTTGAGGCCGTGTTTTTCGGCCTGAGCGCCGGGGCACAACTCGGCGCAGGTGCTGGGTGCTGGTAGCTTCTAGGCGTGGTGGAGCGGCGTTTTTTGCCGCATCCACGCCGGGCACAAGCCCGCGCCAAAGGCATCCACCCTCGGCCAAAGGTGAAGCCTCGGAAAAAAACAGCCCCCCTCTGACCGCCCGCCACGTAGCCAGCAAGGGCATCCCGCTTTTATGGTTTGGAGAAGGCGGCGACTTGGGGGACGATTCACTGTATAAAAAAATACCGGATTCAATCTATGGCAACCTGCACAATGAATCTGGCCACTGAAGCCTCCGGAAGAGCTGGTTTTATAGGTCAAGTTGCACAAGAGGTTGACTTAGCGAACATTTGTGCGATAATTTTACTGTGTGTTTATCCTCTACAGTGGGGGCGGCGTCGGTTTTACGATGTCGCCCCCTTTTTTTTTGGGAGTATCAATGAAACAGCCAGCCACAGGGATTTTTTTAGCCGTGCTTTTGCTCACCTATTGGTTGGCGTTGGAGATGTATACCTATGTGCTCCGCTTACGTTTCTCGGAAATGCGAATATCGGTATCCGAATGATGGCCGACAATGCAAGGCTTGGTCTATGCGTGGCTCAAGCCCGCCTCGATGCGCTTCTCATGGCGGCGCACTGGTTGGCGCACCGGAGGGCAATAGCAACGCCGAAAAGCACGGCTATTACTCGGCTCCAACTATGGAATTGAACGATATCGGCGATGTGTTGGAGGATGTTTTCAATCGGCAGGCTCAGTTGAGTGCCTATATTCAGGAGAAGAGCAGTCAGGGCGGCGTAGAGCTGGCCGATATGATTAAACTGCTGACGCTCCACGGCCAAAACGCCAGCCGAATCGGGAGACTATTGCGTGACCAACGGGCTTTAAGCGGGGATGCGGCTGATGGACTGCTGGGGGCGTTGGGGACGTTGTTTGATGAGGTCAATTCTGAGCTTGGGTCTGAGTGGGATTTGTGACAATGGGCGATGGTGAGAAACGATTTAGGGCGGCGCTCAGCCGGTGGCCGGTTGCGCGTCAGCGCAATCCGGCCCCTGATGCGCGTCAGCGCAATCAGGCTCCTGAGCTCGATGCGCCGGGCGATTCGGATAGGGACAGCCAAGCTCCTTCTGGCTCGGCTGAGCAGGGCAAGGCGGCTGAGCCTGAGCAGGGCGGCTCAGCCTGGGCAGGCTCGGCGCTGACGTTTTTAATCCGGCTTTTGGGTCTGATATTGGCCTCGGCGGTGGCCTGGTACTTGGGAGATGATTTGGGGACTTATTTGGAGTGGTTACGGTGATGGGATGGACTCGACCTGGTTACAATTTAGATTACGGCGGCTGGAACGCTCGGTACGATTTCTGTTCCTGGCCTTACTCGCCGTCATTGTACGTGATGCGCTGATGGTTCTATTTTTATGGTTGACGCTCTTTCAAAAATTAAGCGGGTCTTAAAATCCGCCCGGCTGTACTCGGCGGTGGTGATTGGCTATCCCTTACGCGATTATCAGCTGGGGCCGGTGGATGCTGTTGTTGATTCCTGTCTGCATAAGCGGGGGCTTGAGTTTTTGTGGGTGTTTCCTCGGCAAAGTGGGAAAGATGAAGCGATTGGGCAGTTATGCGCCTATCTGTTGGCCTTGTTTCAGCGGGTAGAAGCGGGTGTTGTCCACGTCTATCCCAGCAGTAGCCAAATTTCGACGGGTACTACTCGGTTGGATTACCGGCTTGATAATATTTTTTCCGGGGGGCGGCAATGGTCGGGCCGGAAACCGATTCGCCGGGGCTTGGGCAAAGCGCAGGTCGCGTTTTTCTCTGGTAACCCGCAGGCGAAAAGCGAGGGGGCAACGGCCAATTTGCTTTTGATTATCAACGAGGTTCAAGACCAGCACGAACCAACGATTGAACGGCGATTCACGCCAATGCGGGCTTCGGCCAATGCCACGGCTCTATTTGTAGGGACGGTGCGCACAACCAGCGATTATCTGTGGACGGTTAAGTCTCGCCTGGAACGCCTGACGTTAGAAGATGGTATTAAACGGGTGTTCATTGTCGGCCCGGATGATGTGGCCCTGGAAAATCCGCATTATGGCGAGTTTGTGGCCAACCAGGTGCGCCTAAAAGGGCGGGAACATCCGTCGGTTAAGACTGAATTATTCAATGAGCCGGTGGACACGGCGGCGGGCTTGTTCCCGGCGCGGCGGCGTGGGCTGATGGCCGGGGCGCATGCTCGGCTGGCTGGCCCGGTGGCCGGGGAAGCGTATGTCGCGCTCCTGGATGTCGGCGGTCAGGACGAGGCGGCGACGTCGCAGTTTGCGGAGTTGGTCAACCCTGGGCGTGATTATACGGTGCTGACCATTGTCCGGGTGACTGAGGGAGATGATTTGGGGCCACGGTATGAAGCGGTGGACGTGTTCACTGACCAGGGCAGTCGGCATTTTGAGGATCATCCGGGGCGGCCAGCGTTGTTCACTCGCTTGGTGTCGCTCCTGGATCGGTGGCGACCGGCGGCGGTGGTGGTGGATGCTTCGGGCGTGGGGCAAGGATTGTCTGACGCGCTGAGCGAAAGATTTCAGGGCAAGGTCTGGCCATTCGACTTTAGTAAGCAGCAGGGCAAGGCGTGGCTGGGCAATGCCTTCCTGAGCTTGATTGAGACTGGCCGTTTCCGGTATTTCGCCGAGGCTTCGGCGGTGGCGGCTGAATTGTCTGATGTGTGGTGGTTTCTCCTACAGGCCGAGTACTGCGGCTATGAGCTGGCCGAAGGCTACCCGATTGAGCGCGGTTTACGCTGGTCGGTGCGAGCGGGGCAGAAGCACGTCTTGTCTGATGGTTCGGTGGTTGATGTGCACGATGACCGGCTGTTGTCGGCGGCTCTGGTCGGCTATGTGGAGCAACTTCGCCTTGATGCCAAGTTGTTCTTCGGCTCTGGGGCCAGCGTGGTTGTGCGGCCTCAGCGTCGGCGGGATAGCTGGCAGTAGCCTGGCTGTGTCGGCTCTGTCGGCTGTGTCTTGGCTGTGTGTCCTTGTTCCTTCGCTGGATGTTGCGGTTTAGCTTGAAGTTTCTGGTTTTAGTTCTGGTTTCTGGTTTCCTGCAAGGGGGGCGGGGGTTCTGTGGTGGTAGAGGGGGTGGGGGGGGAGGTTAAAATCAGTAGTCGGTAGTTAGTAGGTTGCTTATGCCGTGGGTAAAAGTTTATGAGATACGCTCTGAGATGAATCAGGATGGGTCGCACGTTTGTGAGCTTTGCGAAGAGTACGTGGGCAATACTTATTATGAGGATGATCCGATTGATTGGCCTCCGTATCACGATAACTGTAACTGCTATCGGGTTTTTATTGAATATGAGTGGGTGTCGGATTGGTAGGACGTTATGCCCTGGATTGAGTACGAACAGTATCACACAATGGTAAACAGCGATGGGTCGCTGGCCTGTAAGACTTGTATGCCCCACGTGGGCCGGATTTTCCGGAAAGGCAAAGGCCCTCAGCCTCCCCTGCATCGGGGGTGTAATTGTTTTCGCCTGTTCCATCATTATGAATGGCAAGGGCCAAAGGATGAGATTGTCCCGCCACCGGGAGAAACAAGGGGGGGCGGCTTATGAGTGTGCTTAAGCAGTGGTGGGGGCGGCTGATGCTGGCCCTGAATGTGTTGGTAGATGATAACCACCCTGGTTGGCAACCGGTGAGCTATGCGGGCGATGGCCCCAGCGATAGGGCCTGGGCTGATCACTATGAGGATTTGACGGACGCCCTGGAAGCCTGGGACAGGAATTTCCTCATCCGGCAGATTGTGCGCCTGACTACGGCTTATGTTATCGGCGATACAATGACCGTTTCCGCTGAAGAAGGGGAGTTTGGGCAGTTTGTGCGTGAGTTTGCCGACCATGACGAAAACAGGCTGGTTCAGCGGCTTCCGGCCTGGTGTGACGAGTTGACCCGCAGTGGTGAGATTTTTGTGGCTTTATTTCCAGACGCGGTGTCGGGGATGTGTTACATTCGGGAATTGCCGGCCACGCAGATTGAACGGGTGCTGACCGACCCGCAGGATTACGAAAAGCATCTTGGCTATCGTCAGGTGGCGCAGGTGTTGGACGTTGAGGGAGACGAGGACGAAATTGGGGGGCGGCTGTGGGCTTCGGTGCACACAGCAGAGCCGGGCGAACCGGTTTTATTGCATTACAAAATCAATCGGGTGGTGGGGCGGACAAGGGGGCAAGGCGATTTGGGGCCGGTTTTGCCCTGGGCCAAACGGTATACGACCTGGTTGAATGGGCGGGTTGATTTGAATGAGCTTAGGGCAAGAATGGCGGCGGTTGATATTGAGATTGAGAATGACCGCGATTTAGCCACCAAACAGGCCCAGTATGAGGCTAATCCTCCGATTGACGGGGGGTTGTTCATCCACGGCAAGGGGGAGACATTGCGCTATCAGGCTATGAATGTGCAGGGCTGGGATGCTGAACCAGACGGGCGGGTGTTGCGCCTGGCCCTGGCGGCTGGGGCCAATGTTCCTTTGCATTTTCTGAGTGAGGGCAGTTCGGCCAATCGTAGCACGGCGGCGGAGATGGGCGATCCCACGCGGCGGCATTACAGAATGAGGCAGAATGAGATACGTTCCATTGTGGCCGACGTCGTTCGCCGGGCGTATGAGTGCAAGGCGGCGCTGGGCCTGGCTCCAAGACGGGACAGTTATCCGGTGCATGTGGCTGTGCCGGATATTAGTCGGCAAGATAATGAGAGCCTGGCTAATGCCGCCAGTACTATTGTGGCGGCGTTTGCGACAATGAAAGAAAATGGCTGGATTGATGACGAGACGGCCATTCGATTAAGTTTCAAATTCGCCGGTGAGGTTTTGGGCGAAGAAAAAATACAGGAAATTTTAGGAGGTAGTGACAGTGGAAGTAATGAGACTCCAGAGTGAGATATCGCTGGCGGCCACCGGCAAACGGCGGCAGTATTTGGTACGCTTGATTAAAGCGGGGCGGGTGGTGTTTGCGGACGGTACGCCGGGGGATATATTTATTCCGGCTCCGGTGTTACAGGATGCGGTTGAACGGGGCTTGTTCGAGGGGGCGGGCTGTTTGGTGGATCATCCCGGCTGGCTCCAGTCGCCTTCAGTTGAAAAAACGGCGGGGGTATTCTCTGCCGTGACTTATGCTGACGGGGACGTAACGGGTAAGCTGAGTTTGTATAGTCGCTCTGATCTGGCGTGGCTGGCTGAACTGCTGGACGATTTGGTCGAAGATGCGGAGACTGGCGCGGCCGTGCCCGACATCGGCTTTAGTCTCCATTTTTACGGAGCGTTTGAAGAAGATGGGGAGGGTATCAGGCGGCTGACTGAAATTCAGAAGGTGATTAGTTGCGATGTGGTTTTTGGCCCGGCGGCTGATGGTCGTTTGTTGGAAATGTTATCTATGGCTCGTGCTCAATTGAGCCTTAATAAATTATTGATGGAGGAATTTGCTATGAGTGGTACTGAAGAAACGAAAGTGACTTATGAGGAAGGTCACGAACCCAGCAATGAGGGCTTGCTGAATGAGCTTGTAGAGGTTTTCGATGAGCAATTGCAACGGGACGGTGACCAGAAAGCCTATCAGCGGCGCATTGCGAGGCTGATTGAGGCGGCTCTGTCTGGCGAGTCGCAGGTTGTTGATCTGGACTCGGATAGCCAGGCCACGGCTCGGCTTGAGCAAAAGATTGATGACCTGCAATCGGCCCTGGAACGGCTGGGCCAAGGCTCTGCCGTGACCGGGATGGGCCATGCTCCCCGGGAACGGGAGACAGGAACCCGGTTGGAGGGCCAAGTAACGGGTCTTGACCGGGCGCAAAATGATGTTGATTGGATTTTTGGGGTGGATGGGGCGGATACGCCTCCGCCTAACCGGCGCAGTTTCCGTGATATTTATGTGGCCGCCTCTGGTGATGTCGCGTTTCACGGTGTGTTTGATGCCAGCCGGGTTGAGTTGGCGGGGGCCTCGCCGGTGACGTTGCCGGGGATGGCGGTCAACGCTATGAATAAGGTCATTATTCAGCACTGGACCTACTTACAGCTGTATCGCTGGTTTGAGTTGATTACCAAGCTGGAACCCAACGATGGTAGTAGACACGACATGCAGTGGATTTCTTTTGGGGGGGTAGGGGATTTGCCCGATGTGAGCGATGGGGCGGCCTACACCGAGCTTGAGATTGACGACGCCAAAGAGAGCGACAGCTGGGACAAAAAAGGCGGCTATCTGTCCATCACCCGCAATATGATTTTGAACTCTGACATCCAGCGCCTTCAGGTTGTGCCTCGCTCTCTGGCGGTGGCGGCGGTGCGTACTCGTTCGGCGGCGGTCAGTGCCATTTTTACCAGCAATAGCGGCGTTGGCCCGACCTTAAGCCAGGACAGTACGGCCTTGTTCCACGCCGACCATAACAACTTGTTGACGACGGCTTTGGGTTCGGATACGACCGCTTGGAATGCGGCTTCGTTGGCGGTTTTCAAGCAGACTGAAATTGGAAGCGGTAAACGCCTGGGCTTCTGGCCTAAGTACTGTCTGGTGCCGGGCGATCTGTATCGGCAAGCCCTGGATAATTTTGGCTACAGCGATGCCGTGCCGACGGCTCACGACGCCAATTACAATGACCGTGGCCCGGCTGACCCTCGTCCGGTGCCGGTGGCCGTGCCTGATTGGACTGACGCCACGGATTGGGCCGCCATCGTTGACCCGATGCTTTTCCCGGTCATCCATATGACCTATGGTCAGGATGCCAGCGGTCGGGAACACCCGCTTCCGGAGATCTTCACGGCTCAAAGTGAATTGGGCGGCCTGATGTTCACCAACGATAAGCTCCCGATTAAAGTCCGTGATGAATTTGCCGTGGGCGTGGATGGCTATCGGGGCATTCACAAAAATAATGTAGCGTAAGCAGTAGTCAGTAGTCGGTAGTCGGTAATCTGACTGCTGACATCTGACGTCTAATTTCTAATTTCTATTCGGAGGCAGTATGTTAGTTGAACATTTTTTTGAATTGAGTACGCAAGGCGATGCCGACGCGATTCACGTTGTACCCTTGCAAACGGCTGATGGGCCAATGACGCTAGATAGCGTGGTGGTGTATCAAAGCGCGGTGGCCGGTTCGCCGACGGCCGTAACCTTGGATTTAAATATCACCGATGGCACCACCACCAACACGCCAATTAGTGCTGGCGCACTCGGCACCAGTGCCGGCACGGTTCTGCTCCGTCCGGACGATTCGGCCAAATTAGCGGGGACGCATCAGGCCGAAGCCGAGGACGAGAACGCTTCATCTCCGGCGTTTTGGCGGTACAATTTTGATTTGAATTTTGCGGGCGGCTCGTCGCCGACGATTACGGGGACGGTGTTGGTGCGGTGGCGGTGTTAGGGTTGAGTTTGAGTTGAGTGTTTGAGTTTAGGAGTTAGGGGGCGGCTTCGCTCCCTGCTCCTGAAGAAAGGATTTGTGATGGCGAAACAAGCGACAAAGAGAACGGCTAGGGCTTCAAAGACGCACCTACAGGTAGATAAGTTGGAAACTAATCTTCCAAAAGAGGTGGAGGCGGCGCGGCAATTTTTAGAGGGGGCGGGGCATGATGTGTGCGAACACGATGGCATAGACCCCAAGCAGATTTTAGAGTTTCGGGTGTACGCTGATGGCGTGGCCCTGGTCTTGTGGACGGGGCAGAAGTATACGGTGGGGCTGGGTGATTTGGTGGATTATTTAAAGGGGAAGTAGGGGGTAGGAATTAGGAATTAGGGGCTAGGGGTTAGGGGTTAGGGAGTGGGCCTTTCTAATTCCTGATTCCCAATTTCCAGGAGGTTTTTTTATGACAAATTTGGCAACGCTCCGGGATAGGGTAGAGATACGCCTGGCTGATGTGGCCAATGACATCTGGTCGGCTGATGCGCTGGACAATGGCATTAGACAGGCGGCGCATGAGTACAGCCAAGTACTGCCTCGTCAGACGATGGGGACGGTGACGCTGGCGGCGAATGGCCGTGAGGTAGATATTAGCTCCCTGTCTGATGTGTTGGTGGTTCAACGGGTGTGGTCGCCCTATACGGCTTCTGCACCTGAGTATCCCCCAAACTGGCGGCGGTTTGAGTGGTGGCGTGATAGTCAGGTGATTTATTTCCCTGATGGCTATGAGCCGAGTTCGGGGGATGTGGTACGGGTGTTCTATGGGACGCTCCACATTCTGGCTGACTTGGACGGGGCGGTCGCTACAAGTTTCAATTCGGTGGGCCTGAGTATGCTTGAGTTGGGGGCGGCGGGGTTTGCGGCCCAAACTCGCGCTTTGGATTTGGAAGAGCAGGTGACGTTGGGCCGACAGGTGACGGGGCGTATTTTGGCCTGGGGCAATGAGCGGGTGGCCGAATTTAAAGCCTGGCTGATGGATGAAGCGGGCAATCAGGCGGCGCAGGGGCAAAGCCGGATTGAAACGCCAAAGGACAAATGGGCCAGACGAGGCCGGGGCTGGGTATGAGTGAGTTTGCCAGAACGCAGACCGGGAAACATTTGCGGTTGGGTCAGGGCGAACGCTTTACGGCTCGGCTGGGGACACCGCTTCATTATGGTTCGGATTGGGTGCATGACATCAACCTGTCGCCTCAGCGGGTGAATAATGACAACCTGGACGGGTGGCGCGTAACAAGCAACGGCTGGCATTTTGCCCTGGGCCAGCCTGGGGGCAAGGCGGCTGATGGCTGGGTGGGCTTTGGTGGCCGTCAGGGGCAAGGCTGGATAATGAGCCGTCTGGAGGGGGCGGGGTATTTGCATCCGTCTGGCTTTCAGCGGGTGGCGTCGGCGGTTTATGACCGGGCCGATTTGACGCAAGGGGTGGATAGGCTGGATGGTCAAGCGGTGGGGCTAACCGCTTACTGGCTGGGCGTAATGCCCGGTATTTCGCTCCGGTGGCAATTGTCGGGGTTGCGGCTGAAGGAAGAAGTCTGGCTATCCGAATCGGCGCGGGCTTCGCTCCCTGGGCCGGTGACGCCGGCGGCTGAAACGATGTTTGGCTTCCTGTTTGAATTGGATGCTGGCGGCGTTGGTCGGTGGGATGTTGACGGGGCGATTCAGGATGTAACGGGCGGCTTTGAGACAGAAGAACGGTTGAACCTGCGTTCGGCCAATGGTGATTTGCTGGGCTTTATGCCGGTAGACTATGCTTATGCTGGCGCGGCTCAGTTGCGACTACGGCGCAAGTTTTATAGACAGAATGGGCGGCTCTTTTTGTTTGTGGGGGCGCCTGTGCTGGCCCTTGAGGCTTTGCCGCCGGGGCCGATTGTGTTTGATCCTACGTTTAGCGACCAACCGGCGGAGGCTTCGGCTCAGGACACGTTTATATTTTCATCCCTGCCAAATAATTCCTATGACACCAGTTCTGAAATTCAAATGGGGTTGGGGTCTCGGCATGGCCTGGTCAAATTTGATTTGACGTCTATCCCGGCGGGGGCGACCTGTACGGCGGCAACGCTGAGTTTGTGGTCGAAGAACAGCACGGCGGGAACACAGGCGTTTGATATTTATATGCTTCACGCTAATGTGTCGGATTGGGAAGAAACGGCGACCTGGAACGACTACAAAACCAGCACGGCTTGGCCCGGCTCTGGCGGGGGCGGTACCAGTGGGACGGATTATGAAGCGGATGCCAGCCCGCCTTCGATTACTTATCCGGTATCCAGTGCGGACACTGAGGCTCAAGCTGATTTGTTAACAGGGTCGAACCTGGATGCGGACAGGCTGGCGGCGGCGTTTGGGGCTGGTGGGACAAACCACGGTTTCATCATTGGCGTTGGCGCGGCCAATATTCGGATATGGCATAGCTCGAACAATGGCACGGCTGGTTACAGGCCGAAGATTGCGATTGATTACGTGGCGGGTAAGTCGTGGCCGGGGCGGTCGGTGGCCTCGCCTCGCCCGGTGCGTCACCTGCGGGTGTAGTGTCTGGCCTGTCTTTGCCTTGTCTCTTGGCTGTCTCTTGGCTGTCTCTTGGCTGTGTCTTGGCTGTGTGTCCTTGTTCTTTCGCTGGATGTTGCGGTTTAGCTTGAAGTTTCTGGTTTGTTTACAGCTTTCCAACTCCTGCAAGGGGGGTGGGGGGTCTGTGGTGGTAGAGGGGGTGGGGGGGGAGGTCAAAACGAGTTTCAGGGGTCAGGGGTCAAAAATTCTTAATTCTTAATTCTTAATTCTCAATTGAGGTGACTATGAGTGCATTTATTGGTGTGGCGCAAACAAGCGAGGTCGCTCTTACGGCGGCTACGGCCAAAACCGTGTTGCAAATTGTGGCTCCGGCCAATCATCGGGTGAAGGTCTTGGGCTGGGGCGTGTTTTTTGACGGGACATCGGTCACGGCTGAACCGGTGCAGGTGACTGTCAGCCGGCAAAGCACGGCTGGCACAATGTCCAGCCTGACCCCGGTTAAGTTGGATGACAGTCTGGCCGAAACGCTCCAAACATCGGCCCAGCATACGGCCACGGCTGAACCGACAACGTCCGATGCCCTGGATGTGATTGAAGTTCATCCTCAACAGGGCTATGAGATACGCTACCCGCTGGGACAGGAGCCGATTATTGGCGGCGGGGACAGGCTGGGGATAGTCTGCACGGCTCCGGCGGGGGTCAACGTGCGGGCCAAGCTTATTTTTGAAGAGTAGGACTGATTAATGTTTGTTGGTAGACGGTCTGTTTATCTGCCGGATGTACGGCATTTTGATCCTGATGCCTATCGCTCCGGTGCGCAGAGGATTCAGACCATTGGCTATGATGCCCGGTCAACAGACTTGTTGGCCGGGTTTGTGTTGCGGGTCGGCTTTGGGCCTCGGCCTGCACCCGCTTACAGCCTGGAAGCGGCACAAAAGGTACTGATTACCAACTCGCCGGTTGTTTCTTTGCTGATGGGCGGCTCTGATTTGTCGGCGGACGTGGTGCGCTATCGTTATCAGGAAGTGGCTAGAGAGCCGGGCGGCTTGTCGCTGTGGTTGGACAATCGGGGTAATCAATTTGGAGCCACGGCGGGGGCCTGGCCGGGGCTGGCGGTGGATTTGAGCCGGGGCCAATGGCTGAATGGGGTGCGGGTGCTGGAAGCTCTGCCTCGCGTGTGGGTGGAAAGTGTGCAATTTGTCCACGATGCGGGTCAAGGGCTGGTGCTGGTACATTGTTTGGATGGCTGGGGCAAGTTACGGCGATTCCGGTATCAAACGGAAACGACGTGGGCGGGGCAAGATGTGGCCGTGATTGTGGATGCGATATTGAGGGCGGCGGGCCTGACCGGCCTTGATGCCGGTTTGTTTGGGGTGACAGTTGATTTTACGGCGGGGCAATTCACCAACGCAGATCAGTTGGTACGGTCGCTGATGAATAAGACTGACTTTGAGCTTTACGCCAAACCGGGCGGCGTGTTTGGCGCGCGGCGGCTAACCGACGGGGAGGGCGGGGCTTACGCTTACGCCTGGGACGGGTCGGGCCATCCGCTTCTGCCTGGCACTGAGGTAGCGCAGGCTTCGGCGCGGTACAATGCGGTTAGGGTCGAGGGCGACGGGGTGACGGGTACGGCTGAGGATAGCGCGGAGGTTTCAGCGCATGGCTATCGCTGGCTGGTGGTACGGGATTCGACTTTGACCACTTCGGCCCAGTGCGAGGCCCGGGCTTCGGCTGAGTTGGATTTGTGGTTGAGCAAACGGATTACGGGCAAATTGCTAACCAGGCCAAATTATCAGTTGCGGGTGCATGATGTGGTTAGCGTGGGTGTGCCGCCGTGGGGCGGGAGTGCCATTTCGTCGGCGCGGGTGGTGCGTTATTGGGAAATTTGTGGGGCGGGGGTGTTTGAGCAGGAAATCACGGTGGGGGGTCTGGAAGTGGGGGCGACGTTGGCCCGGGGGAGTTGGGGGGGCGGGGATGAAAGCGGGGAGGCTGGGGAGCTGGGGGGCGGGGGAGCTGGTTGGGGCGATGTAGCTGGATTGGTAGATTTATTGGAAGCACAGGAAGAGATGACCGGCTCTAATCAATTGAGTTTGCCGGCAGGGGCGGTTGATTGGAATATGGTTTATGCTGGTCTGCGGACGGTGGAGGCCACCAGCCTGGGCTTGTATTTTGAGTTTACAGGGATTAGCACGTCTGAGGTGGAGATTTTGCCAGTGGGAGCGGTTGAGATTGCGGTACGGACGATGTTTGTGGTACGGAAGGAAGGAACCAGCAGTGGCGTGGCGGGCAGTGGGTCCTACTCCCTGGGCACCAGCGGGGGCTATAATATTGGGGGTAGTCAATTCTGGCTCAAGTTGAAAACTGACGGGTCGTTTGTGGCGTATCGGGTGGGCGGCAGTGGGACGTATGCCCTGAATATTTGGGTCGTTTGGATGTGATAATCTGATTTGCGCCGGCGTCCAAACCTGCTAAAATTTTTTTTGTCGGTTGGCCGGGGTCCCCCCCCAGCCCGCCCCCTGGCTGGCCGACACCTTTCATTTTTGGGTTTATTGACGGTCATGGTACGAAAAGAGCCACCGATTTTTATATCGGTGGCTCTTTTTCGTTTTCTGGCCCTGGCTCTGGCTCGGCTTTTTCGATGCGCTGATTGATGCGGCTGAAGATGTAGACCATTAGGCCGAAGATACACCAGGTGATAATGGCGTCGATGTTGTTCATGTTGATGCTTTTGTTATATGCGGGGTTGATAGCAAATACAGCCAAAATCCTCAGTTGTTCTAACGGTTGTCGCATCGGAAACTGGAGGCCCATCAGAAAATGTATATCTTTTATGATTGAGTGACGCTTCAAGCACATCACCTTTATCGAATATAATCACACCGAGGTTTGGGCACTTCCCAAGCTGTTTGTTTGTTTCGTATGGTTCCCAAAATTTGCAGTGCCCGCACGTTTGTGAGGTCATTTTAGAGTTCCTTTCCCGTCGAAGCGGTATAACTATCATTTCTAAATTTTAGAGCGGGCTTGACAGATTTTCGAATAATCTGTACACTGCCCATCTACTGTATAACTTTACACTTGGCAGGCGATAATGTCAACCGATAGACCCTACAATGTAGAACAGGCCGCAATGGAGTTTGGCGTAGCCAAGACCACGATTCATTTGTGGTTACACCGGGGCGATTTTCCCCATGCTTTTAAAGTGGACCCCGACAAACTGACTTCGGCCTGGCTCATTCCTGCCGAAGATATTGAAGCCCTGCGCCAAAAGCGCAATCAGGGAACAGACGAATAAAAAAGGCCCGACCAGTGTCAGTGATCGGGCCTTTGCTGTCCCCTGAAAATGCACCTTAACAACTGAATACATTTTAATCGTAGTAACCAGCTACCAGAGGGCAAGCAACAAAACTTGCCCCACCCTCCCCCCTTAAACCGCCTGTTTTTGAGGGAATGGCGACGGTGTGATTTGAACACACGACCAAGGGCTTATGAGTCCCTTTTTGTGGTAGTACAGCGAGGGCCTACAAATCCCTCGTTGTGATTTTTATTTCATCCAGCGAGTTAAATTGAGCGTGTTTCTGGCCCAACTCGGCGGCTGTCCAGCATAAGTAATGCTTCGCCGTGACCTGGATGGAGCTATGCCCCATGAGGCGACTTAAGTCGCTGATGTCCATGCCGTTGGCCAGCATCCGCCGGGCGAAAGCGTGGCGGAAGGCGTGCGGATTATGCGGCCCGGTAATTCCGATCTCCCCTGCCAGGCGTTTCAATAACTGGCGTGGGCCAGATGTAGTCATTGGCTCCGGCGCTCTGCCAGGCCGCTGACTGAGAAACAATCGGTTTGAAGGGTGGTCGGGCCGAATGACCAGCCAGGCGCGTAAGGCGTTGGCCGTTTCACTCCCAAACCAGGCCGGGCGGGTTTTATTCCCCTTTTCTGTTAATAGAATGGTTCTGTTTTGCGTGTCCAAGTCGCTTATTCTGGCCGTGATCAGGCCGCCTATGCGGCAACCGGTATCGGCCAAGAAGCGAACCAGGGCGTAGTCTCGGGGTCCACTCTTGAAAGCGGCCTGAAACATTAGGTGTAAATCATAAGCTGAGATGGCGCGGGGCGGGTGGTCTTTGGGGAGTGGTGGGAAAGCCACCGTTCGCACCGGTGATGCGCTGACATAGCCTTCGTCAAGGCACCAATTAAAAAAACGACGTAATGTTCGCTGTCGTTGGTGGATTGTATAGGGTGATAGGGCATCCGTCAAACTTCCGCGCCATGTGCGGATGTGGCGGGCGGTGATGTCGCTTAGGGTGATGTCGCCGACGTGGGCGGCAAAACCAAGCAGATGTGATTGGTATTTGCTGACCGTGGCCGGGGCCAAGCTCAGCCTGGCTTCCATCAAAAATTCTTCAATCGTGGTGGTAAGTTTCATTTTCCCTCTGGTAGCTTCTTTTAATCAATTATGAAAGGAGTTACATTTGTCACCCTCAGTCAATCCCCTTCCGGCCTGGCCCGCCTGGGCCGATACATTAAACCAATTAAAGTTACAGATGACCAAATCCACGTTTGATACGTGGTTTCAGGATAGCGGGGCGGTGCTGGACAAAGAGACGGGCATTCTCACAGTTTACGTCAAAAATACGTTTGCTCAACAATGGTTAAGTAACCGGCTGGATGACACCATCAAGCGGGCGGCCTTACTCCAAGATGCGGCGATAGGCCATATTGATTACGTGGTGGGGCGGCCACCACCATCAGACCCGATAGCACAGAAAATACCTCAAATGAGCGTTTGGCCTCAGCCTGACCCGGATGGCCCTGGCCCTGGGCGCTTCAAAACGGAACTGGTACAGACTGACCCGTTGCGGGCCTTTGTTGCGCCCTCGGTGTATGCGGTGCGTTTCTGGCAACCGGTGCTAGGCGAGGCGTTTGGGCTGTGGCTCACCCTGAAATCATTTGGCTATGAGGCCCAAAACCTGACGGGCAAGTGGCCCGCAATTGCTCTTTTGGCTGATATTACAGCCAAAGGACAGCGGTACAAATTGTTGGGCCGGCGGGCCTGGGGCAACCCGCCCCATCAACGGGCTGGCATTAAGGGCTGGCTCCAGGAGCTTTCGGAGCGGCGTATTGTGCGCACGATGACCACCGGGGCCGGGCGCAAAACGGCTTACACGTTTCAGGTTTTGGAAAGTTTGCCTTTGCTCACCGAAATTGAGGTCAGTTATTTTAGCCGGCGGCTTCAAGCCGAACATCGGCGCTGGTTGACGATTCACAATGTCAATCATCAGGAGTGGCAACAGGCCTCATTTTCAGACCTGGGATACCTGGCTGAATGACTAATTTCAATATGTACGGTACATATCCCGCTTATGTACGGTACATAAGCGACTTGTCATAAGTAAAATTTTCCTTATGTACGGTACATAAGCCGCTTATGTACGGTACACATGCTTTAAATAGAAGTACATTACAGAATCCATCTATCAAAATGATTTGAGGTTTTTAAATGAGCGACAACCCAATTTACAGGGCGAACCCCCGCATCGTTTTCCCGGGGTCGCGCCTGGAGAAAATCTGCGAAGCTCTGGCCGATTTGCAAGAGCATACGCCCGGCCTTTACAGCCAGCAAGTGGCCGAAGCGCATCAACTGGCCTGGGCCGTACTGACCGGGGCGAAACAGTCTGATGATTTGTACCAACTATTAACCAAAGCCTCATGAGGCAGAAAGGATTGAACTTAACGCATAAACCCAGTAACTTCGGATTTACCAAGGCGGACTGTCCGCCTTAGACACTCCCACCACGAAAGGAAGCAACAATGGCACTTATTGAAAATCGGCCTGTGAACCTGGAGCAGGCTATCACCGATGTGGAAAACCTGTTGACAGAAGTGGCGGCTCGGCTTGGCCCCTGGCTGGCCCCGCTCCCCCCGGCGTATTTCATATCTAGGGCGGCCCAAGCGCATTTGGCAACGCCTTGGCCGGTGGCCCTGCTGATGGCGGCCACCATCGAATTGATTGGGATAGCGGCCACCCACAATGCTTTGAAGCTGTGGACCTACAATCAGACCCGGCGCAAAAACGACCCCCCGGCCCCGTTTGAACTGGCGGCGGTGCTGGCCCTGACCTACGTTGTGATTGGGGTTAGCATTTCCAGCCTGCTGGAGATTTTCCCGGTGCTGGCCTCACTCGCTCCGGCCTCGTTTTTCTTGCTGGCCGGGGTGGGCTACGTCTCGCTGGCTCTCAGTACCGACCACAACCGGCGGCTGGCTGACATTACCGAGAGCAAGGCTGAGGCCCGCGCTCGGCGGCTGGCTAATCGCCCGCATCGTTCACTGAACGACTATGAACGAGTGAACGACCACGAACGACCACGAACCACGGTGAACGATGCCGCGCTTGAGGCGGGGCTTGAGGCGGTGCTGGCGCAAGCTGGGGGCGTTTTTGGTCAGGCGGACGTGCAAGCCTGGGCGACGGTCAAAAAGACGCAGGCGTATAAAATCATCAACCACGGTTTGGCCCTGGGCAAACTAAAGCAAACGGGGAGGGGGCGTTATGAAGTGGCTTAAACGGCGTGACGTGTTGATTAGGATTGTCTTGGCGGCGTGGCTCATCATCGGCTTGCGGGCCTGTGTGGACATTTGGTTTATGAGCCTGGAATTGAAGTTGGCGGCCATAGTTGTTTTGCTGGGGGCGGTGGCGACTGGCGTCTACGGCTATTATGTGGTGACTGAATTATGACATTTAGAGTGATAGCCCGGATGGACAGAAACGGTTTTTATTTCGCCCTGCTCCCACGGGGCGGGGCGGGGTGGCTGGTGCGGTTGGTGGCCTAGTTGGTTGAGGCCGTGGTAGCGGTGGCGGTTGGGGTAGCGGGGCTGGTGGCCTGGGCTTCGGCCTGGGCGACTCGCTTGCTGGTACGGGTGGTATTCAAATTATTGGTTTATTCATTTGGTAAAATCTTAGGAGGTCATTGAGATGGGACAGGCGATCAGTGGACGCAGGGTAACGAAACGAGAAACATTCAAGACGCAGGGCTACACGCCCCCGGTGCGGCGGCGCTTCCAACCGGCACCGCAATTTGTGAGTTTGCAGACGGACAAACGGTACGCACCCTATTACATCGGCTGTACGGAACCAGATCAGATGCCGATACTGACTGATGACCAGGGTCGGCCCGTTGTTTACGCTCACTCGCGGAATTATCTAAAGCCGGGGGAGGTGGCGTATATTATTCGATAGCAGTCAGTAGTCAGTAGCCAGTAATCGGATATCTGACTACTGACTACTGACCACTGACATCAAACTTCCACCACGAAAGGAGACCATTATGTACTGTCCACATTGCGGGAAAGCGCACCATGAAGAATTTAATCATCAACAACAAAGCCTCGGCCCTGGCCCTGCCGCCTGGGGCCAATGGCAACCGACCCATACTAGCTACAGCGTGAGGGCTGGTACCAGTCCTATCCCGATTGACCAGGTGGCGGAATGGTCACGGCGGCGGCCTGTGCAAAGCCTGACTATGACGGCTAACGTGTCAATTCCGTTGGCCCGGGCTTCGATTTGGGCCGGGATTGTTGGCTTTATTTCCGCGCCGGCGATGGCCTTCGCCTTGCAGTCGCCTCTGTACGCCGTGCCTGTGGCGGGCTTGGCCTTTGCCTGGGCTTGGGCGTCTGGCTCTGCCTTTGCCAACAACTCTATCTTTGAGATAGAGACTGTTGTCGGTCGAGAGCCGGCGACTCCTGCGCTTCCTCAACCTACGCAGGGGGGGGTGGGGGTTCCTGGCCCAGTGGAGGGGGGGGGGAGAGTTCAACTTGAAATTATCAAAAAAGATGGCGGGGGGCGGTATGCGGGGACGTGGTTGGGGCTTCTGCCGGAGGGGGTGAGTATTGACCAATTCGCCGTTTGGGCCGGGGCAACCCTAGCCGGGAAATCTATGGCTCAAACAAATTGGGTCGGGGCCAAAAAGCCCTTTGAGCGGGGCACGTATGAAGATTTAATTCAGTTTTTGCTTACCACTAACCCGGCCATCATCGCGGAGCGTAGCCCTGGGCATCCAAATCAGGGCTACCAGTATACCGAAGAAGGGCGGCGTACGGTGGCCGTCTGGCTGGAAAGGATGTACAAAAAATGAAACGATGTCGGAATTGTGGGCGGGATGAAACACAAATCACAATGAACTCGCGGAGCGAGTGCATTGCGTGCTATGCCTACAGGTGGCGCACTGGCCGGCGGCGACCTCGGGCCGGTCTCAATGTCAGCGCGGGTGAGTTCTGCCTTGATTGCCACGTCGCTTTTGGCGGTCGAGTTAAGCACGGGGGGCGGGGGCTGTGCCAGAGCTGCTATCAATACCGGCGCAACCACGGGCGGAAGCGGCCCAAGTGTTTCGTTAGTCGGGACAATCGCAAGTGTTTTGACTGCGGGCGGCCTATGCCGCCTGGGTTCAACGGTATCCGCAAAATCACCCATTCCAACCGGGTTTGTTCTGCCTGCTGGTATAGGCGGCAAAACAATCTACCCAAAAAGCCCCGGCTCTGGTGCGATTGTGGGGCGGAGGCGGTGCATCGCTTCAAACCGCAGTGGGGAGAGGCCGATTGGGGTACCCTGGATTTATGCCAGGCCTGCTACGATTTAGAGATGGAATTTCAGGCCGAAGGCTTGTAAAAACCGTGCGCACGCACGCATACGCACGTCCTGGGCGCGATTTTTGGGGCGTCGCCCTGGTCGAAAAAGGGGCGGTCAGTAGTCGGTAGTCAGTAGTCGGTAGTCTGATTACTGACATCTGATTACTGACATCTGATTACTGACCACCCCCCTACTACTGAACATTACTACTATGGAGAAAACACACAATGAACGATAGACAACAGGTAATTATTGATGCAATGTACTGGCTGGACAGTGACCCGCTTTTCCTCGATACGGAAACGACGGGCTTGCATTCCACAGATGAAATTGTAGAGATAGCGGTACTGGATGCCGGGGGCAAGTCGCTTCTCGATACGCTGATTAAGCCTTCGATTCACATCAATTGGGAAGCCCAGCGTGTCCACGGTATTACCAATGAGGCGGTGGCTAATGCGCCGACTTTTGCCGATATTTATGATGAGCTACAAGATTTACTGACCGGGCGGCTGATCATTGTCTACAACTTGGGTTTTGATATTCGACTGCTGGCGCAGTCGGCCCGGGCCTGGGGTATAGCTGACGATGGGCGGGGTGTGGCGGATTGGGCCTGCGCGATGCTGGCCTACGCTGATTTTTGGGGCGATTGGAACAGCTATCGCGGTAGCAATCGCTGGGTCAAATTAACCACGGCGGCGCGGCAATGCGGGGTAGAATTGCCGCCAGAAATGAAGCCTCACCGGGCGGCGGCTGATGCCTGGCTCTGCCGGGGCGTGGTGGCGCATATGGCGGGGCGGGGGATGGACGGTACAGAATGAGTAAATCCACCACGAAATTAGCAACGAGAAGCCCTAAAACGATTGTGGTCAATCCGTCGGGCGTGGTTGTGCGTCGGCCCGCCTTGACGCAGAAGCGGCGGGCGGCCATTGTGCGCTATGCCAAAATTCAGGCCGAAAAAGAGGGAATGTACTTTGAGATTGTTGTCAATGCCACGCTCAAGGGCGAAAGAATGGACGCAGACAAGCTCTATGATTACCTGGAGCGGCGTATGTATCGCTGGAACGCAAACCGGCAGGAATGGATCCCGAGATGAGCAGCCAGATTGTGAAGGTTAGATTGGTTGGGCCTCCGGGGGCCGTGGCCTCGCTGGTGGCTCTGCTCAAATTGTGGGCGGCGGCGCAGAATGTCAGCAGGCCCAGGCCGAGCAAGTACGACCGCACACAGATTTTACAGTATTTGGATATCGTGATAGAGGATAGGACTGATGGCCGAGAATTTAAAACAGATAGCGGGTGAAATGATTAACGTTTGTGTGGAGGGGCTGGCGGTTAATGATGACCTGGTGCGGGTCGTTCAACGTAAATTAAGCCGGGGCCTGGGCTTGAGCCTGTCGGCCTATCCTGGGCCGGTGCGTAAATGGCGGCTTGTCCTCAGCAGGAAAGGCATGGTCGGCCCAAGTCCGGCTGAGGTGCGGATTGTGCGAGAGGCGTTTGCTGTTCCCGATTATGCTAAGGGAAGGGGGGGCGTGGTGGACATTGTCAATGGTAATGTGTCCAGTCACCATACTATTGAATTGGAGTGGATTGAGGCCAAGCAAGGACGGTTGTTCTAATGAGAGATTTCAAAGCGAGAATATCAGGCGACAGTGAGCGGGCACAGACGTGGAGAGAGGTGTTCGGCACCGATACGGTTCATCTGCGCTCGCCGTTTCCACGCGAGGCTAACTTGCCAGGCAATGAGGTTAAGCTGATTTATGAGTTGGATATTGATTTGTTGACCACTGACCAGCGCCAGGCGTTGGCGGCGCATCTGTCCGTTAAGTTTGGGTATACTGAGGGCTTTGTGAATGAAAACTTGGATGCTATGGGCTGTCCCATTTTGGCTGATGATGTGTCCGTGTCCCTGGATAATCCCATGAAGTGGATAGAGATGACTGTCAGGCGGTAGCGAATCGCCTTTTAGACCTTTTGCTGAGCGAAACGGCTGGCCCTGAGCCAAGACCGGGGGCGGCGCTGGGCCGGGCGCAAGAGGACGCCGGGGGCGGGTAGCGGTGGGCGCAGGCAGACGGTTTGAGCGAAGCGGTGGCCGTGTTGTTGGCGGCCACGGTCGGGCCTGGGTAGTCAGAATGAAGCGCAAAAAAAAGCCCGCCGGGGTATCGGCGGGCTTTTCGTTTAGCTTTTAATATGCATGACAATTTTTTTACCACAAGTACGGGTATCAAGCAAAATCCGCTTGCAATCGCTCCAAGCCAGTCTGCCAACCTTCCCGGCTGGCGATGCTTACATAGTCGTTCAGCTCATCAAATTTCATTTTACCTGCCCCGATAAGGCTCTGCCCGATTTCATAAAATGTCAAGCGGGCTTTGCCAGCGGGAATCGGCTCGGCTTTCTGGTCGGCCTGAGCCGGGGGGATGGCCTGGGCTTGCGGCATTGGGGCTGATGGCGTGGGCGGCGTGGGCTGGGGCGTAGGCGTGGGCGCGGCTGGCGGGGTTTGGTCGTCGTCGTCGTCGTCGAAACCGTCTCCGGGCCATCCGGTGCGGTAGCCACGACAGTAATTTCCGGTGCTGGTCTGGTGGCTGTGCCAGGTGTCGCCTTGTTTTTCTCTTTTACTCATCACTATGCCGTGCTTGGGGCAAATTGGTAGACCTTCGGGGGTGTATTGCCATTCCTGGGTTTGCTTCTCTAGGAGCAGGGCTATGTGTTCAAGTAAAGCGGTTTGGGCTTTGAGTTGGGCTAAAACTTGCTCTTGATAGGTAGACATTGCTTTTCCTTTCGTAACGGGTGGGGGGTTATGAATTAAGTTGGTCGGGTCTGGCCGTCAAGCGGGCGACTTCGGCTATAATTTCGGTTAGTTCCTGGGCGGCTACTGAACCATACTCGCCACCAAAGCCAACTATTCTTTGTTTGAGGGGGACGGGTAGCCAGTTGGGTAAGCGTTTGAGGTATTGGCGGGTCTTTTTTATCGCTTTGCGGCGGCGGTAAGCCTTTTGTTTACAAGCGTCTGAGCAGTAGCTAGGCCGTTTGGTTGTATAGTAGATGTCTCCGTAATAATCGCATTCTGGACAGTCTAACAGGGCGATGTGTTCGCCCCATGTGTCGTCTACGTGGCGGGCCATTATCTCATCTCCATAAAAATATTAATACCGTGACTGGCGCAGAACATGACCAGCTCAAGGCTATCAATGCTTACGATTTGTTGGCCGGGGGTGTCGGGGTCGGGGTAGATCAGGGCCGACGGGAGGGCGGCCAATAGCTCGGCGGCTTCGGCCTGGGTCACGGTGGCGGTGGTTCTGGCTTCGGCGTGGTCGCGTTGGATGTCATCCATAGCAATTGAAGCCAATTGAACAAGGGCGGGGTATTCCATAAGAAAATTCTCCTGAAGGGGGGCGGCTCAGCCTGGGCCAGGCCGCCCGGCGGGGTTAAAGGTCAATGGTGATTTGGTCTAATTCTTCGTCAGTCAGCTTCCGGGGGCCGTAAGTCTGCTCCCAATAGCTGATTTTTTTAGCAATCGCTTCTTCGCGTTCGTAGCTCTTTTGTTCTAAGGCTTCGGCAATGTAGAGGGCCAAGATATGTTTACAAGCGGGCTGGCCGTTCCATAATTCGGGGCTTCCGACGCCAAATTCGGGGTGTGGCTCCTGGTAGCGCTTGACCCAAAAGCCGGCTACATTGTCAATGCAAGAGCAAGAGAGTAGATCATCGGTCAAATTTCGACCAATGACGTACTCCCAAATTTCGTTTGGGTCGCCGCCGTGGTGGCTGGACTTACAGCGGGCGATTTCGTTGGCGACTGCTCCCGGCTGTGTCCAGTGCCGTGCCGGCAATAGTTTTTGGTCAATTAAAATCTGAGCGGCCTTAATCGCGCGATTCTCTACTGCGGTAGCGGCGGGGCTGTGCTTGGTATTGCGGATAATGGCCGTCATTTCTTCGTAAACGTCGGGGGCGGTGGCTAAAATGCTGTAGAGGGTGGCTTGTTGCTTTCCCTCCTGGCCGGGGGGGAAGGTGGCAAGCGGTGTGTCTTGGTCGTCGCCGAAAATTTCGTATCTTTTTGCACTGCGGTTATATTTTGTTATCATTTTTGATGCTTCTCCATTCGTGGTGGGAAGTTAGGGCCGCCCGACCTGCACCAGGTCGGGCGGTTTTGCGTTTAGGTGGTTAGGGCTGGTTCTTCCTCCTGCTTAAAATTTCTGGCTCCGTATTTGTCGGCCAAGTCTCCGAGGTTAGCTTTCCGATTGTAGCGGGTGCGGTTTGGGGTGGCGGTGTAGTACCATTTTTTTCGTTTGTTGTGCCAGCGGAAGCCCAGGGCCTTGAGCTGGGCGCGGGCGGGGCGGGTGTCTCCGTCTGCCCAGAGCCAAGTGCCAATAAGCCACAATTCCACGTTGGGGATTTTGGCGGCTAAAAATTCGCTGATTTTCGCCATGACCGTGGCTTCTATGTCGGCGTTGTAGTGGTAAGTGTGCTGGTGGCCGTCTGTGCCGTTGCTGGTTTGGCCGTCCATTCGTTGCAAGGCTTTCTCATAGGCGGCGTTGATAGCCTGCATGGTGGCGGTGTCTCCGCCTACGTCGGGATGGTTTTTCAAGGCAAGTTCGCGGTACTCGGCCTTAATTTCTTCTACGGTCTGACAGTGGTCAAAGTACATGCTGTTCCTTTCGTGGTGGGAAGTTAGGGGGCGGCTCGGCGTGGGCCAAGCCGCCCATGTTGGGGTTAGATAGTGCGGTGTATGTAGTTGATAAAATCGCGGCGGCGGCTGTTGTCTAGTGATGACCATAGCGCATGCGCGTCGTAGCCTTGGCTTTTGAATTTCTGCCATAGATGCGGACCGAACATGTCGCCAAATATCCGGGTAAACGTTTCGTCGTTGGCGTGGGTGCGAAAGTGGGTTAAATAGTCTAGTACTGTGTCTGGTGTATATTTCGTGTTGCGGTCTGGCTGGTTTTTTCGTTCTTTTAACATAAGGCGGGTTTCCTTTCGTGGTGGGGGGTGGATAAAATGAAGCAACGCATAGCAGGTAAGCGGCTTACCTGCTATGGATTGCTCCCCTGGCCAGGGGTACGGCGCGGCTTATCCTCATCTTCGTGCTACCCTATTCCCGGCGAACATGACAAAAGCTCACGCCTAAAATAACTCTATACTCCGGGGGGCGGTGGTGCATCCGTTTCACGTCTGGCGGGGACGGGCTGGCCTTTTAGCCTGGGCCGCCAAGCAGGGCCGACCATAACGCAGGCAGGCGGGGCGGGTGTATTACGCACACAAGGCGAGCAGATTACCCAAACGCAGATTTTTATCGTGCTTGCGTTTAGCTCTGCCGGGCGTTCACTCGGCACTATCTGTCTTTGCTTGACTGCCCCTAGAAAAACAGAAAAAGCGGGGGTTGTGGCCACAACAGCCAGACCGTAAGCGGGTTACGGGCTAGAGGTTGGGGCCAACCTGGGCGGGTTGGCTTATGCGGTTGTTAACGAGGCCGGGGGCCGGGTGGCAAAAGGCAAAATTGAGGCCGCCCCGTTTTTGGTGGCCGAAATTTTGCCATCCATGCCCAGCGAAAAAACGCTGGGCCGGGTGGACTAAAACAAGGCCAGTTGGGCCGGGTGATGGCTGGCCGCAGAGCAGACAGGACCAGGGCTGAAACGCCACAGCCCAGCGTGAGCAGAGCAACGGACCCAGAGACCGGGCCAATGCGGGGCGGGGGGCTGGCCGGGGCCGGGCCAAAAGACAAGCACGGTGCAACCCAGGCCAGCGGCCAAAGCCAAGCTACCCCACGTACCAGAGCCAGAGCCAGACCAGGCCGGGCCGGGGGCACAGGCCGACGGGCAAGCGGCGACAGGAAAGCCAAGCATGAGGCCAGAGCCAGCGGCCACGGCATGAACCAGTGATACGGAGCGCGCTACAAGCTGATGGGGCAGGGGGCCAGCGGCGCGAAACACGCGAGCCGAGGGAAAGGCTTGGCGAACGGCTTT